CTAAATGAAAAGTATATTTGACTTTATCGTTGAGCCAGTTGGCCAGCGGTATAATAATGAAGTTAAAGTAGGTGACAAAAGCCTTATAATTAATACTAAATCTGAAAGTTTTAAATCAGTAAATAATATAGCTAAAGTTGTAGCGATACCAAAAGCATTCAAAACACCTATAAAAATAGGTGATTTAATTATGATACATCATAATGTGTTTAGAAGATTTTATGATATGCGTGGTGAAGAAAGAAATAGTAGATCTTATTTTAAAGACGGTTTATATTTTGTTCAATTAAATCAAGTATATTTATACAAATCTGATGACAAATGGAGAGCTTTTGGTGATAGATGTTTTATAAGTCCAATTCATAACAATGACGATATAGATGCTAATTTAGAAGAACGCCTTGTTGGTATATTAAAATATGGCAATAGTTCATTAGAAGCATTGAAAATCAACGAGGGAGACCTTGTAGGTTATTCACCATTTGGTGAGTTTGATTTTGTAGTGGATGGTAAGCGTCTTTATTGTATGAAATCAAATGATATTGTAATTAAATATGAACGTCAAGGAAACGAAACAGAATATAATCCTAGCTGGGCACAAGGCAGTTGAGGAACTTATTAAGGTAGCAAAAGAAGCTATAGTTGATTCTGATGATGATATATCAGCTGATAGATTAAAAAATGCTGCAGCAACTAAAAAGCTAGCTATATTTGATGCTTTTGAAATACTTAATCGTATTCAAGAAGAGGAGGATATGTTAAACGAAAAACCAAAAGAAGAAGTTAAGACTCAAGCTTTTGGAGGTTTTGCAGAAAGAAGATCTAAGTAATGTATAAGCAAACTTTATATAAAGTAATTGATCATATAAAACCACATGTAATAAAAAGATTGAATAAATCTAAAAAGTGGGAATATGGTTACAACAAAGAATATGATGTTATTGTTATATCTAAAACAGGTCAGATTGGTGAAGTATATGAAATACAAAATCTTAAAATAGCATTACCAAAAGAAAATGAAGTTTTCACTGAAGCTGATACATGGACAACTCATGAATACCCTAAGGAGTTAAAGAAGATAAAAACAATATTTGATTGGAAACAATATCCAGAAGATTTTAAAGAAAAATGGTATGTATACATTGATAGAGAGTTTGCTAGAAGACACGAAGGGTATTGGTTCACTAATAAAGGTGTTGCTACTTATATTACTGGCACTCATTACATGTACTTGCAATGGTCCAAAATTGATGTTGGGCAAGCAGACTTTCGAGAAGCAAACAGATTATTCTTTATATTCTGGGAAGCTTGCAAAGCAGATAAACGCTGCTACGGAATGTGTTACCTCAAAAACAGACGGTCTGGTTTTTCATTCATGGCATCGGGCGAAACTGTCAATCTTGCCACTATCTCTAGTGATGCTAGATACGGTGTCCTTTCAAAATCAGGGGCTGATGCGAAGAAAATGTTTACCGATAAAATTGTACCAATTTCAGTCAACTACCCGTTTTTCTTCAAGCCAATTCAAGACGGTATGGATCGGCCAAAAACAGAACTTGCATACAGAGTTCCTGCTAGTAGATTTACAAGACGTAAAATAGACAGTAACGAACAGTTAGAGGAATTAAAAGGATTAGATACAACTATTGACTGGAAGAATACAGGAGATAACAGTTATGATGGTGAAAAATTAAAACTACTTGTACACGATGAATCTGGTAAGTGGGAAAAACCTGACAATATATTAAATAACTGGAGGGTTACAAAAACTTGTTTACGATTAGGTTCTAGAATTATAGGTAAGTGTATGATGGGTTCAACGTCAAATGCTTTAGACAAAGGAGGTAGAAATTATAAAAAATTATATGATGACTCAGACGTTACCAGAAGAAACCGCAACGGGCAGACTAGCTCGGGATTATATAGCTTGTTCATTCCTATGGAGTGGAATTACGAAGGATACATTGATTCTTATGGATTACCTGTCTTTGAGACACCGGAAAAACCTAAAAAAGGGCCAGATGGTTTCCCCATTGAAATCGGTGTTATCGAGCACTGGGAAAATGAAGTAGATGGTCTTAAGAATGATCCTGATGCGCTTAATGAATTATACAGACAGTTTCCACGTACAGAGAAACATGCGTTTAGAGATGAGACGCAGCAATCTTTGTTTAATCTTACTAAAATCTATGAACAAATAGATTATAATGAAGATTTAAAACAATCAGGAGTAATAACTCAGGGTAATTTTATGTGGGAAGGTGGGATTAAAGATACTAGTGTACAGTTTATTCCAAGCAAGCAAGGTAGATTTTTTGTTTCTTGGGTTCCTGACGTATCTCAACAAAATAGATTTATAGTTAAAAATGGTTTAAAATATCCAGCCAATGAACATATGGGAGCTTTTGGATGTGACAGTTATGATATATCCGGAACTGTTGATGGAAGAGGTTCTAAAGGTTCATTACATGGTTTAACTAAGTTTACGATGGATGTGTGTCCGCCTAACTTATTTTTTTTAGAATACGTTGCTAGGCCTCAAACCGCTGAAACATTTTTTGAAGATGTACTTATGGCTTTGCATTTTTATGGCATGCCAATACTTGCGGAGAATAATAAACCTAGATTATTATATCATTTAAAAAGAAGAGGTTACAGAGGTTACTCTATGAATCGACCAGATAAAACATTACACAAGCTATCTGTAACAGAAAAAGAAATAGGTGGTATACCTAACTCAAGTGAGGACATAAAACAAGCACATGCTGCTGCAATTGAATCTTATATTGAAATGTTTGTTGGATATAACAATGAGCAGTATGGAACAATGTATTTTCAGAGAACGTTAGAAGATTGGGCCGCGTTTAATATAAACAATAGAACTAAGCATGATGCTTCGATTAGTTCTGGTTTAGCAATTATGGCTTGTAATAAAAATAAATATAGACCTATAGCTGAAACCATAAAAGAAAAAGTTAATTTAAATTTTTCAAAATATGACAATAAAGGTTATAAATCAAAAATAATTAATTAGATGATTAACACTAGTACTAATAGTTCCTTTCCGAGTCAGGTGGTACCTCTCGCGGAAAAGCTTAGTTTTGAATATGGTTTGCAAGTAGGGCAAGCTATTGAATATGAATGGTTTAGAGGTGGAAGAGTTAATGGAACAAGGTGGCAAAAAGGTTTTCAAAACTTTAATAGATTAAGATTGTATGCAAGAGGTGAACAACCTGTACAGAAATATAAAGATGAATTGTCTATTAACGGAGATTTGTCTTATTTAAATTTAGACTGGAAACCAGTTCCAATTATACCTAAGTTTGTAGATATAGTTGTTAATGGTATATCATCTAAAAAATACGATATAAAAGCATATGCACAAGATCCTTTTTCACAAAGAGAAAGAACAAATTATGCTTCATCAATATTAAGAGATATGTTATCTAAACCTTTATTAGATAATATACAACAAAGTTTAGGTATAGACGTTTATAATGTAGTTGATCCTGCTAATTTACCAGAGTCAAAAGAAGAGCTTGAAGTTCACATGCAATTAAACTATAAGCAGTCTGTAGAAATTGCTGAAGAAGAAGTTATTAACAACGTGTTAGATTTCAATAAATATGAGTTAATTAACAAAAGAGTAATTGAAGACATAGTTACAATAGGTATTGGATCCGTAAAAACAAGTTTTAATAAAGCTGAAGGAGTTACAATAGATTACGTAAACCCTTCAAATTTAGTTTACTCATATACTAATGATCCTAATTTTCAAGATTTATATTACGTAGGTGAAATAAAGTCTATAACATTACCTGAACTAAAAAAAGAGTTTCCTAATTTAACAAATCAAGAATTAGAAACTATACAAAAATATCCTGGTAGAGAAGGTTATAACCGTAATCGTAACAATGATAGTGATTTAATTCAAGTTATATACTTTGAATATAAGTCTTATATAGATCAAGTATTTAAGGTTAAACACACGGATAACGGTTTAGAAAAGGTGTTAGAAAAACCTGATACATTTAATCCACCAGAAAGTGATAATTTTGAAAGAGTATCTAGAACTATAGAGGTATTGTTTACAGGCGCTAAAGTAATGGGTGTAGATCAAATGCTTAAATGGGAAATGTCAGAGAACATGACAAGACCTAAAAGTGATTTAACTAAGGTTAACATGAATTACTGTATAGTTGCTCCACATATGTATCAAGGTCGTATAGATTCACTTGTAGGACGTATAACTGGTTTTGCTGATATGATACAGCTTACGTCACTTAAATTGCAGCAGGTGATAGCTAGAATGGTTCCAGATGGTGTCTTTGTAGATGTTGACGGTTTAGCTGAGGTTGATTTAGGTAACGGTACTAATTATAATCCACAAGAAGCATTAAACATGTATTTCCAAACTGGATCTATTGTTGGTAGATCGCTTACACAAGATGGAGATCCTAATAGAGGTAAAGTACCTATTCAAGAATTACAAACTTCAAGTGCTAACGGTAAAATACAATCATTAATTAATACTTATCAGTATTATTTACAGATGATAAGAGACGTTACAGGACTTAATGAAGCTAGAGATGGTTCTGCTCCTGACAAAAATTCATTAGTTGGTTTACAGAAGATGGCGGCTAATGCTTCAAATATAGCAACTAAACATATATTAAATGGTAGTTTATATTTAACACTTAGAACTTGTGAAAACATATCGTTAAGAATAGCTGATATGCTAGACTTTGATTTAACTAACAATGCTTTAAAATCTAGTATAGGTAAATTCAATGTAGCTACATTACATGAAATAGACGATCTACATTTGTATGACTTCGGTATATACATGGAGCTAGAACCTGAAGAAGAAGAAAAAGCCATGCTTGAACAAAATATTCAAATGGCTTTGCAGCAAAATCAAATATTTCTTGAAGATGCTATAGATATTAGAGAGATTAAAAACTTAACGTTAGCTAATCAAGTATTAAAATACAAAAGAGTTAAAAAGCAACAAGCTGATCAACAGGCTCAAATGGCAAATATAGATGCTCAAGCAGAATCAAACTCAAAAGCGTCAGAGCAAGCAGCAATGAATGATGTTCAAAAAGCAGAAGCTATTGCATCAACAGAAACACAAATAGAACAGTCCAAATCTCAGTTTGAAATACAAAGAATGCAAACAGAGAATCAACTTAAGTTACAGTTAATGGCTCAAGAGTTTGAGTATAACATGAAGCTTAAACAAATGGACGTAGAAACAAATACAAAAAAAGAAGGTCAAATTGAAGATCGTAAAGATGCACGAACTAAAATGCAAGCTTCACAACAGTCTCAAATGATTGCTCAACGCGAAACGGGCGGAGCACCAACTGATTTTGAGCAAACTCAGAGTGATGATAATTTTGATATGCAAAATTTTGATCCACCTCAGTAAATTTTATTAATTTTTATATTATTTTATTATGTCAGAAACAAAAGAGAAAGCTGGAAAGCTTAAGGTAAAAGCAAAGATACTTAAACCTAAAAATTTATCAAGTAATGATGAACCTATAAAAATAGATTTATCAAAACCTAAAACAGAAGAACAAGATGCCATTCAAGTCGGAGAAACAAAGGAAATACCTGTGGTTGAAACATCCGGAGATAGCGAGAAAGTGGACGAACAAGTACAAGAGTCCAACCCGATTGCTGAAGTTGAAGAAGAAAAACCTATAATCGAAGAGGTAAAAGATGAAGAAGAGGTTATTTCAATAGGTGAGGAAATGGAACCACAAGCTGAAATTGAAGCTGAGGAACCAATTAAACAAAACATTAATTTACCTGAAAACATCGAAAAAGTCGTAGACTTTATGAAAGAAACAGGTGGTACATTAGAGGACTATGTCAGATTAAACGCTGATTACACTAATGTAGATAGTGATACTTTATTAAGAGAGTATTACAAACAGACTAAATCTCACTTAGATTCAGAAGAGATTAGCTTCTTGTTAGAAGATAATTTTGAGTATGATGAAGAGTTAGATGAAGCAAGAGATATTCGAAAGAAGAAACTTGCATACAAGGAAGAGGTTGCAAAAGCCCGTAAGCATTTAGATGGTTTAAAGAGTCAATATTACGACGAGATCAAGTTGAGACCCGGAGTAACTCAAGAACAAAAGAAAGCCACGGATTTTTTCAATCGCTACAACGAAGAGCAAAGTGTAGCAGAACAACAACACAAGGTGTTTACAGACACTACTAAAGATTATTTTACTAAAGAATTCAAAGGTTTTGATTTCAGTGTAGGAGATAAAAAATTTAGATATGGAGTTAAAAACCCTAGTGAAGTTGCAGATAATCAATCTAACATCAACAATATAGTTAAGAAGTTCTTAAATGATAAAGGTGATGTAACTGATGTAAAAGGTTATCACAAAGCTATGTATGCCGCACAACATGCAGATACTATTGCACAACATTTTTATGAGCAAGGCAAAGCCGATGCCGTTAGAAATGTCGCTGCAAAATCAAACAATATTAGCAACGAGGCTAGAGCTAGCGCTCCAAGCGATGTTTTTGTTGGAGGATTTAAAGTTAAAAGTATAAGTGGTCTTGACTCTTCAAAATTAAAAATCAAAGCAAGAAAATTTAACTAAAACTAAAAATTATTTATTATGGGACAAATTGCTCCAGTGTTTGGAAGTATCGTACCTTCTCAAACGCAATTACCGCTAGCTAACAACTACCTAGCATTTAACACTGCTGCTGCAGGTGCAAATGATTTCGCACAACAGTATCTACCAGAAGTTTATGAAGCTGAAGTAGAAAGATATGGAAACAGAACTTTAGGTGGTTTCTTAAAAATGGTTGGCGCTGAAATGCCAATGACATCTGATCAAGTTATCTGGTCAGAACAAAATAGATTACACATCTCTTATACAGGGTGTACACTAACAGG